TTTCTTTATGTCTTGAGCAAAATCACAAGCGTGAGCTAAAGCATTATTCATTTGGTCAATAGTGGTATTAGAAAGGATACCTCTTGAGGATGAAGGTGTGGTTGGTGAGCCAGTTTGCGGTTTATCACCTGTATTATTTGGTGTTACAGTACCTTCTACTCCTAGATTTGGTAAAGGTTGAGTCGCCATTCTTATTCCTTAATAGTATTCGCCAAACGAATTGCACCTTCTAATATCTCACGATAGTCAACATCTCTTTCAGCATGATGTGGCTCAGTCACAATATCTGTGTGAGATTTTAAGGCTTCAATTTTTTGTTTATATTCTTGTTCATCAATTAGACCACCAGCAAGGTGTGCCTGATGAATTTGTGCCTCAGCGGCCATTGTATGTAAATCTAATAAGTTTTGTGTCATTGTTGTATTCCCGGTAATACACCCATCATAACTGGAGCTTGGCCTGATGCCACGTCCATAAAAAATCCTACAACCCAATCACCTAGTCTAGGTGATGAAAACGATTTTGAATTATTTATTGGATACATTGGATGTGCCCATGGTAAATCTTTCGTGGGCAATTCAGCCGTATTGTCGGTGTGCCAACCAAAAATTCTGAGTTTGCATCTTCCTAAACCCAAAGGGTCAATGCGGTCTTCCACGACACCGATGAACCAAACAAACCCATCTTTACCAATAAAATTTTCCATTAATCTTGTGCCGCCTGTAATCTATCAGTAGCATTGTTATTTGCATTTCCATATGGACTATCGGTACTATCTTTTGCTATTTCCATAATTGTAATATATGAACCCGAATCATTCATTACGTGTCTTACTGCCGTTACCAAATATTTACCTGAATAGAACTTATCAGCATCTTTAGTTGTGCTGGTAGGTTTTAAAGTTAATAATTCAAAATTAATAATGGAACCTGCTGTAACTCCAGAATCCCCAGGAATCATTATTTTTAATACTGTATAATTGGCCAACCCAAGTTGTGCTGTTCTATTAGGAACATATGTTTCTAAGTATATATCTTTGGCCACCGAACCAGGAGCTTGTTTTATATATGGTGTTAAACTTTGATTTGAATTACCAATTGCTACTTTTGTAACTGCACTATAATTTTCATTGGGAGTTGTGCCTAATCTATTAGGTGAGGCATTTAAAACACCATTACCGTTCAATGAAGTTGCTTCACTTTGATATTTCTTATAATCAAAATTAGTGATATTGGATTTTCTGGTTACTGGATCCAAAGATATTAATTGATTAGAAAATGTACCTGAATTGGTATCATTTAAAACATCATAAGTTTTGACAAATTCATAATCTAAAACTGAAGTTATTTTATCTTGTATTTGTTCTAAATTCTTAGACAAATTTTTCTGTTGATACCGATAAGAAGCATAAACCGGGTCTTTATAAATTGATTGTAATGACCTAAAGTTATACCCATAACGATTTTCATAAAATAACATATCGCAACCAGTTCCTGTCGTTGGCCGAGCATAAGTTGATATCCAACTAATTGTTTCCAATGGTTTAAACCTTGGAACAATGAAATCATAAACACCAGTCGTTTCTTCAATAACATTAATTTTAGAAGTTTTTGTTTTTAAAGTATTAGTTAATATACTTTGAACAATATCCGATATTTTTTGTCCAGTATAAGATTTACTAATTTTTAATTGTTCAGACAAATATAATTCTTCAGAGCAAAAATAAATTGTGTAATATTCATCATTTAAATTACCTGTAGGTAATCGTTTACCAATCTTATACACATGGAATACTTGGTCATCAGTATTGGGAGCATCTTTTACTTTACCCATATTAATTTCCATGTATTCATTACCTGTCAACTGAAAAGCTTCAATAAATCCTTGACCATCTCTTACTATTACAGAACCAGAAGCACAAAAACTATAAATGTCCTCATAATAAGACATCTCGACCATCAATTTTTGCATCTCAAAACGTTGACCACTAGCATTAATAAAATCTAGTTTTTGTAGTGCAAAATCTTGTGGGTAAAAAATACCAGCGGCTGCTGGTGTGCTATCAAATTGATTAGAAATTGTTTCCATAGTTTTAAGACTTCATCAATGATTTAAATTCTTTTTCTATTTCATTAACATAAGAGTTGTTTAAAATATTAATTGTTCTATTTGCTTCATTTAAAGCCAATTCGTAATCGTATATACTTACCGCACTTTTTGATATTGTTACAGAAACTTGTCCTGTTGGTAATGTGTAAGTATTTGTGCCTGTAATTAAATTGTTATAAGCATCTTCACTAATTTCAACTTGTTCTACCGTTGAAGTATTTGTGCCAAAATCAAATTGAGTGCTAATTTTTTCATAATGATGTATTGTTGAATAAACATCAATTGATGGATACTTATCTGCCAAATAACTGGCAAATACTATGTTATTCATTGGCCAGTTCCATTGTGGGTCAAGAATTTGATTTGAGAATAATACAATCCAATAACGATATGATTCACCATAATACTTGTAAGCAACTGATTCTGGCGTATCACCATCTTGTATATCATATTGATAGAATAGTGCCGTATTATTTAACAATGACGGAATGACACTAGACCGTGCCATTAGGTTGGTCATTAAAATGGATTGACCGGTCGCATCCGTTTTTAGTAATTTAGGTAAGGTGGCAAAATACTGCATTAGTAATTTCCTGTTACAAGAGTATCACGGTCAAGAAGCTCTGTTTCTTTGAATTGCAATGTTAGTGTTGTTTGAACTGGCGCACCATCACCAAATGTGGACCAACCGTTTGGTGCATAATTGACATCAATATTTTCAATTACGCTTGGTTTTACTGCATTAATTTTTTTATTTTCAGAACCATTAAAATAAAATTTAGGTTCAAAAATTGCTGGAGGAATAAAAAACATACCATTAGTTGCGCCTTTTACAACTCTAGGTGCAGCATATTGTTTAAATGTATTAATAATTTTTGTTACTGCTTCAGATTCTTGTTGTGAATACGGAGTAAAAGTAAAAGACATTGAATAACTTCTAAAACCAATACTTTCAAATAACAATTGTAATTTTGGATTAATTGCAAGCCCAACTGACTTTAATGCCACATTTACAGCTTCAGCCGACACAGCACCAGCAACACCGCCGGCAAACGATGAAAGTGCTTTACCTGTATTACTTTTAGATTCAGGTACGAATTGTGATACTGCGCCACCAATTCCACCCAAAATTGAACTTATTCCTTGTCCTGCAATTGATGTTAAACTGGCTTGATTATAACTTGCCCCATAAGTAAAGTTCATGGTTTCTGGTATATACAAAGAAATTGAACCTCTAGATGTGGTTGTTTGTGGTGAAAGTTGTAATTCGGAATTACGTAGACCAAGGCCAGTAGTAACTTGTGCAAGTGTGCTTAATCCTTGTCCAACTGCACTTTCAACACCAGAAATATCATAACCAGATGTTTCATCGTATCCAACGGGATTAATATCCTTAATCAGAAATGTAACATAATGACCACGTGTAGTAGATTGTAAATCTCTAGGATATTGTAAATTAGTTTGACTAAATGGGTTATTAAAAAGTAAACCTAAAGGACCTTGAGTTGTAAGGCCAGGTATACTGATACCACCGATGGAACTTGGAATTGAAATGATAGCCATTAAATTCTCTAAAAAATTGAATATACATATATTTATGGCATATTCCGGTCGATTTAAACCTCGTTATCCACAAAAATATATTGGTGACCCCACCAATATCATTTACCGTTCTTCATGGGAAGTCAAATTAATGACATGGTTAGACAATAACCACGAAATCATTTCTTGGGGGTCTGAGGAGTTGGTAATCCCCTATAAATCTCCTGTTGATGGTAAATGGCACCGATACTTTCCTGATTTTGTTGTTAAGGTGAGAACAACTGATGGTAAACTGAAAACAATGATACTTGAAGTTAAACCAAAGAAACAAACGGTGGCGCCAGAACCACGCAAGAGAGTTACAAAACAATACATCAATGAAGTGAGTACCTATGGTGTCAATCAAGCCAAATGGAAATCAGCTACGGAATATTGTGCTGACCGTGGATGGGAATTTAGATTGGTCACGGAAGACCACCTAGGAATCAACTAAATACTTAAATGGCACAATCTAAACTTACTCAACTGACACAGCAAAAATCTGCTGCAGAAATACAATCATTATCTAGGGAATCCTATAAATGGTTCATGCAAAAGATTGCCGAGATTAGGAATCCATCATACATTCCTAAAAACATTGCTGCCGAAGATTTTAGAAAGAATAAAAGGTTCATTTTAGGTGGTTTATACCACTTCTACTATGACCCAAAAGGTAAAGCGGATTTGGACTATTATGACCGATTCCCTTTGGTATTGGCATTAGAAAAGTATAATGATGGCTTTCTTGGCTTGAATCTACATTATTTGCCAATTAAGTATAGAGTGGCATTCTTAGACAAACTTTTGCAGTTCGCAATCCTGAACGATGATAATGAAATTAAAAGGTTGAGAGTCACCTACGATATTTTGAATGCGTCCAGACGCTTCCGTGAGTTTAGGCCATGTATTAAACGATATTTACATGGTCACATTAAGTCTAAAATACTTGCCATCCAACCAGAAGAATGGGAAACGGCATTGTGGTTACCTTCCCATGTATTTAAAGGTGCCAAACCGCAAGAGGTTTGGAAAGAATCAGTAGACGAAATAAGGACAAGTTAATGGCAAGCGGTATTAACGATTTTAAAGCCAGTTTTAAAACTGATTTGGCAAGACCAAGTCGTTTTGACGTTCAAATTAATGCACCATTGGCATTGATACCTTACATGGGTGATGTAAGACGATTAATTTATCGTTGTGATTCTGCACAATTACCTGGTAGAACTTTTGCCACAGCAGAACAAAAGATTGGTTCTAATCCTGTTGAAAAGTATCCATATCTTACAACATATAATGATATTGATTTAACTTTTATTGTTGATGATGATATGAAACAAAAATTGTTTTTTGATAGATGGTTGGAATTAATTAATCCAACACTCAATTATAATTATCAATATAAACAAAATTATGCAACAATCATTACCGTTAATCAATATGATGTAACCAATACATTAACATATTCTGTTGATTTGTTTGATGCGTATCCAATTTCTATGAATCAATTGGATTTAGATTGGTCTAACGATGGTCATCACAAATTGTCCGTAACTTTTGCTTATACTAGATGGCAAAACAATTCGCTTCAGAATCTTGTTCAGAATATTCTACAACAAGGTCTTTCTACTGTTGTTAATGATGTTTTCGGAAGTAGTTTGAATTTATAATTATAGGAGTTAATTATGGCATTACCTAAACTTGATGTACCAACTTATGAACTTGAGTTGCCAGTTTCAAAGAAAAAAATTAAATATAGACCATTTTTAGTCAAAGAACAGCGTAATCTGTTAATGGCAATGGAATCGGATGATGCCGACAGCATTCATCACAATATTAAAGAGATATTGACTAATTGTACCTTAACAGAAGGCATTGATATTAGTAAATTGCCTATTATTGATGTTGAATATTATTTTATTAATCTTCGTGCAAGGTCTGTTGGAGAAATAGTGAATTCCAGATATAAATGTAATAATGAAGTTGATGGAAAAGTTTGTGGCAATATTATGGAAAAAGATGTTAATTTACTGGATGTTAAAGTTCAATTTCCAAAAGAAGTTTCGCCTGAAATTCAAATTGATAATAAAATAACCGTTAAATTAAAATATCCAGAATTTGATGTTGTTTCACAATCATTAGCATTTGATAATATTAATGAATTAACCTTTAATATGATTGCGAATTCTATTGAATACATTTACGATGGCGAACAATTTTATTATGACCATGAGGCACAACCTGGCGAGATGCTTACTTTTGTTGAAGGCATGAATCAAGACCAGTTTGCCAAACTTGAAAATTTCTTTAATAATTTACCCAAGTTAAAAGAAACACTTGAAATGGATTGCAATAAGTGTGGTTTTCATCATACTATTAATGTAGAAGGCATTGAAGATTTTTTCGTTTAACTTTTCGTCATGACAATTTAAAAAATCATTACCAGACTAACTTTTCTATGATGCAGCACCATAAGTATAGTCTTACAGAACTTGACAATATGATGCCTTGGGAAAGGGATATTTACGTTTCAATGTTGATACAATACATTGAAGAAGAAAACCAAAAAATTAAAGAACGTCAGAGAGTATAATGTCCGTTTTAGGTGCAATTAGCAAAGTAGCCAAAAAGACGGCTGACGTCGCTAAAGATATAGCTTTTGCTCTAATTGGTGGCCAAAAAGTACCTAAAAAAGGCCAACCTGGTATTGAACCAATTGATGCAGATGCTTCATTTAAATCAACTCAAGTATTAGGACTAATCTACAAACAAATGGTGAGAGACCATGAAGATTATCTTAACCAACAGCGAACAGAAAAAGAGTTGGACCAAAAGTGGGAAGATGATGAAGATGATAGAAACAATGAAATTATTAAAGCTTTAACCGTTAGGAGAAAAGCCAAGAAAAAACGTAAAGTAACAGCAAAAAAAGAAGTTGTTGAGCCAAAAAAAGAAGGTAAACCTTCTGCAACTAAGCCTACAAAACCAACAGAACCTGCGCCTACGGCTACAGCAAAGCCTTCTACTCCTACACCAACAACTAAAACTACACCACCATCACCAAAGCCAACTGCTGCAGCTCCATCTCCAGCGCCAACAACACCGGTTCCAAAGCCAACTAGTGCAGCGCCAGCA